AACGGATGACCAGCGTGCCGGCGAACTCGACCGGATGCTGGCTTGCGCCAATTCGTATGACATCTGGCGGATGCACACCCACGATAGAAAGCTCGACAAGATGAACGCCGATCAACTCAAGATGCTGGCGGCCCTAACGGAGCTCATGCAAGATGGCTGAGAGCAAGCTGTCCATCGTTCTGGAGGCAAAGGATAAGGCTACCCCGACCCTGAATAAGTTCAATCAGGGTCTTGGTGAGACCGCCAAGAAGACCGATCAAGCGATGGCGGGTTTCAAAGATTTCACCAAAGTTCTGGGAGCAGGGGCAGCGGCCATCTTCACGGTCAGTAAAGGTTTAGATGCGACTATTGGATCCTACGTCCAATATGGTCAGCAGGTCCGAGAGCTCTCAACCAATCTTGGGATTTCTACCGAGGAAACCAGCCGACTGATTCAAGTATCGGATGATTTCAAAATCTCCGTTGAGGAGGTCCGTACCTCGCTGCAGCTGGCGGCTAAGAATGGCTTTGAACCCTCTGTTGAAAATCTAGCTAAGTTGGCTGATCGACTTCAGGCTATGGAAAGTCCTACCGAGAGGGCGGCCGAGCTCTCGAAGATCTTTGGGCGCAATTGGGCGGTCCTGAATCCCTTGCTCGCTGAAGGTGGCGATGCTCTTCGAGCGAACGCGGCATCCATTGAGGATAATCTGATTCTCAGTGCAGAGTCCGTAGCAAAGACTCGTGAATGGGAACTCGCGTTGGATGAATGGCAGGATCGGGTAGAGGCCGCCAAGATCGGGGTTGGCTCATTCCTAGTTGAAGGACTCTTACCGTGGTTTCACATTGCCGAAGCCATGCCTGCGCTCATAGAAGATATGGGAGAAAAGCTGGAAGATAGTATTCCTGCCGAGAGTCAAATCGGACGGTGGCTTCGGATGGGTCAGGTGGGACAAAGCGCGGGAGAGGATATATCCGAGGCTTTGGAGGGCATCAGTGAAACGGCTGCAGAAACCATTGAAATGCTGCCCGAACAAATTGACGAAGCCCTCAAGCATCTGGCCTTGCTCGTTCGGACAGACATCCAGGAAGATTTCTTCGATACTCGGGAGGAGATCGCGGGTCTCAACCAAGAACTCGAGGATCTGGGCCAGCAAAGGATTGACGATAAGTTCAAGCTAGAGGCAAAACGGCTTGAGGATTTAGAGCAAGCCAAAGACCACCTGAAAGAACTCAAAGATGACCTACTTCTGGCTAGGCTCAGGATGGGCGATTTCACCGATGCTACTAGCCAGGCCACTAGAGTTGCAGCCGAGATGGAGATCAGCCAGCTCACCGCGGAGATTAAAGAACAAGGCACGGCGATCCAAGAATTAGGAAGTGTCAGTGTAGAAGAACTGATCGCATTGGATGAAGAATATAACGAAAGAACTGCATCGATCAAGGAGAAGATCGAGAGCATCACCGAGGCCTGGGATGCACAGACCAAGCGAATGATCTTTGATCTGGCACAGCAGCGACTCGCACAAGGCGGATTCACCGAAGAGGAATTGACTGCCTTGAGTAAACTCGCGGGTCCCAGCGGATTGGGCCTTATCGATGAATCGGCGCAGAGGTTGATCGAGGCGATTGGAGCTTCGGCATCAGAAATGGATGCGGCCGGGGATCAGTCGGGATTGTTCGTTGAGGATCTCATGAGACTCCAGGAGCAGCTCAACAACGTGGAAGGCGCTGCTCGCGGAATGAATACTGAACTCCGATTGATGCCTGCAAATACTCGAGTGGGAGGGGTCCGAGCCTTTCAACACGGTGGGAGTTTCGTCGTGGGAGGGCAGGGCGGCCCGGACAGCCAGATGGTCTCCTTTCGGGCAAGTCCCGGTGAACGGGTAACGGTCAGTCCTCAAGTAACGAACAATATGAGCCTCACGATTCAATCGATGGCCGATAGCGAGGATCTGGTCGGACAGTTCGCCATGATGAAGGCTTTGGTGAGCGGGGCTCATTGATGGCACTCTTCAAGATCGTCACTCCCGAAGCGACCACGAATCTGGGCGCAAACCCATCCCTGGAAACCAACACGACAAAATGGTCGGCGGTTGGGTCCGGGGCCTCCATCGCCCGCAATAATACTCAAGCCCGTTTCGGCCGGTACTCTCTGGCCGTCACGACCGGGACCTCCGCTTTAGGAGGGGCTTACTACTATACGGCCGGGGCGGGGATTTCTGTCGGGACCTCGACCTCTTATACGGTGAGCGTCTATATCTACAATCCTTCGGATGATGCACGCTTGGCAATCTGGAATAACAGTTCTGTGGAGTTGGGCAATCTCCAGGTCCTCGCTTCCGCTCAATGGAAGCGAGTGGAGAAAACGATCACGACCGGAACCTCCTCCAGTATCCATGTCCGTGTCACCAATGACAATAGCGGGGTTTCTCAGGTGTTATATGTCGATGCGATTCAGGTCGAACAGAAAACCGCGGCCGGGACGTATTGCGACGGCGATCAGGAGGGATGTTCCTGGAGTGGTGTAGAGCACGGAAGCACCTCCCTGAGAGAAGCCTTTGGGCCCGGTGGAGCGATCAAGACCTTTGCGGATCTCCATGCCTCGCTCACTGATTTGGATTTCACCGGCATGGGAATGCCGCCGGTCATCGTGAATCAACAGCCCTTCGCCAAACTCCCTGGCTCGGTCTATGAGGATACTCAAGTCAGAGGCCGAGTAGCTAATCTGGTGGCTTTGGCGAAAGGTGCCTCAACCCTCAACAATCTTCACCAAGTCCGCCAGGCTCTACTGAATGCAGTCAAGCTGGATCGGATCTCGAACCCGGCTCCCTTCCGGCTGTACTACACCGCCCCAACGAACCCGGTCTACGCCGACTTTCTTTATGAAGGGGGATTGGAGGAAGGCGATCGAATGGGATTTGCCGAGACTCTGGGATTGCGGCTGTTCGCTCCCGATCCCTATTGGTATGAGGATCGGCAGCAGGTCGCGGTGATCGACTACACCTCGGCCCCCAATTGGAATCGGATCATCCGCAGAAAAGATGGGACCTGGGCATTCCCTACCGGGACCGGAGCCAATGACTTTGTGCGGGCCATCGCGATCTCCCCCAGCGGGATCATCTACTTTGGGGGTCCCTTCACCGACTTCGCCGGGGTCTCGAATTCCAAACGGATCGTCACCTTGGTCAATGATGTGATTACTGCCGTGGGGGCCGGTATTGATAACGGGAATGTTCAGGACATTGCGGTTGGTCCTGACGAAACCGCCTATATCGTCGGGACTTTCACGGCCGTCGATAATGGAACCTCTGCCAACCGAGCCGTGTCTTACACGACGGCGGGCGGCTACGCCCTTATGGGGACCGGGCTCAATGGCACAGCCCGAGCCGTAACGGTGGGGATTGATGGGGTTGTCTATGTGGTCGGCGGTGGGGACCGGCGCTAACGATGCGGTACGAACTCTCGCGATCGCGCCGGATGGGAATCTCTTCGTGGGTGGAAGTTTCACCAACTTCAGCGGGGTTGCAACCAATCGAGTCGCCAAATGGAATGTCACGACGGCCGCGGCCTCAGCAGTCGGAGGCAATGGTCAGTTGAATGGTCTCTGTGAAGTGCTGGCTTTCAGTCCCGATGGCAAGCTCTACGCTGGAGGGGATTTCACGACAGCTTCCGGAAATACCGTCAACCGGATCGCGGTCTGGGGGGGTTCGGATTGGCTGGCGATGGAGACCGGGGTCTCGGATACGGTCTATGCTTTCGCCTGGGTGGATGGGCAGCTCTGGTTGGGTGGGGCTTTCTTGACCGCTACCGGGGGATTGGAGATGTCCAACCTCGGGATTTGGAATGGATCCACCTTCGTGAAGACCGACATCGATCTCCCCAATACCGGATTTGGTGGAACGAATCCGATTGTTCTCTCCTTGGGCAGCATCGGAAAGACCGTCTATGCCGGTCATTATGGAACAGGAGCGGCAGAAGCGGGAGACAAGACGACGATCAGCAATATCGGGACGGCCGCCGCTTACCCCATCGTGACCTTCACGGGACCCGGCACACTGATCTGGCTTGAGAATGCGACCTCGGGAGACAGACTGTACTTCAATCTGGAAGCTCAGGAGGGCGAAGAGATCACGATCGACTTCCGTCCTCAGAAGAAATCTATTACCAGCAATTGGAGGCAGTACGCGCTGCAACCCAAGCGCGGTTCTGATTTCGGAACATTCCGATTGCTGCCTGGCAGTAACGACATCATCGCTTATATCGCCGAAGAGACGGGAGACACTACCCTGCATTTCCGGTGGCAGATTACCCACTGGTCGATTGATGGCGGCGGTGCATGACCCATGAGATTTGGCTGGCGCAGCCGGATGGAGAGCCTATCCTGCTCTTGGAAAACTACACCCTGCTGCGCTATACCCGGTCGGTCAATGGTCAGGGCTGGGTGCAGATGCACCTTCCCCATGACTTCGATTTATCGGTCCTGGAACTCGATCGATTGATTGAGATCTGGCGCTCTCCGCCGGGAGGTCATTTGCAGTGGCAGATGACCGGCTTCCTGAGACGCTGGGGAGCCGAGACCTTGCGAGGCCAAACCCATGTTTTCATCGAAGGACCGGGACAAAATCACATCATCGATAATCGGATCGTGGCCTATCTGGGAGGCCAGGCCGAGACCGAAAAGTCGGGGTTGGCGGATAATGTCATGAAGGCTTTGGTGCGCGAGAATGTGGCGCCCAGTTCCGGTAATGATCCTTATGGCCGTTCGAGAGTGCAATCTAATTTCACGGTCGCTGCCGATGTGGGGGCCGGGCCTCAATACGATGGCGACTTTCAATGGCAGGCCCTTCCCGATGCCCTGCAGGACATCTCCGATCACGCCTATGCACAGGGGATCCCAACCTATTGGGACGTGGTGCAGATCTCGCCCGGCAATTTCCAGTTCCGAACCTTTGTGAACCAGCGCGGCATCGATCGGACGATAGATCCGGTGGCACTCACCTTCGGCCAGGAATTCGGTAACATGACCGATCCTCGATGGGAAGAGGATTGGACGGAAGAGCGGAACATCATCTACGGAGGAGGACAAGGAGAAGGCCAGGATCGGGTGATCGATCCTGAAAAGGATGTGGGCCGGATCTTCCGGACGATCTGGAATCGTAGGGAGGGGTTTCAGGATGCTCGGGGAGAGAAAACAGTCCTGGGGGTCGCCAAGAAAGCCTTTGCCCGCTTGGTCTCCAGCCGGCCGCGAAGACGCCTGAGCGGAAGATTGTTATCGGTCCCCGGCAGTCTCTACGACGTGCATTGGGGATTTGGCGACAAGGTTCCGGCGACTGCCTTTGGATTTCAATTTGAGGGCTTTGTCCAGTCCATCACGATCACGTTGCGAGGAAAAGATCGCGAGGAAATCGATGCCGGGATTGAGGCAGAATATGTCAATCTCGGATAAGGATCTCAGGAGGCTCCTTGAAAACCTGGACAATCACGAGGCCCGTTTGCGTCGATTGGAGACGCAAGAAATCGGGGTCTCGGTTTCTGGCGGACTGGTTTGTCTCGAAACACAAATTGTCGATGGAAGTGAGACGGAAATAACTTTCAGTGCCATCAATCAGGGTTTTACTCATCTGTGGCTTCTTATCCATGCTGGAGCCGTATCACCCTCAATCGGCGCGGCCATGCAATTAACTTTCAATGGAGATTCTGGAAGCAATTATCATTCCTATTCGATGGAGCATATCCGGGATGCTGTTCCCACAGATGCTCATACTGGGATTGGAAGTAGCACAGGAACGGCCAGCGCCATTCGACTGGGACATACCGCTGGGAACGTAAGTCTAGATAACAATAATTTCTGTGCCTGCGAAGTGAACATCTTGAATTACCGACTAGCTCAGAGCTCGGCGACTAAACGTGCGGTTGTGTGGAAGGGCTGGGACTATTCTCCAAATACGGTGGAAGAGGGTGATCTATCCTTCATCGCTCTGCGTCATGGGGGAGGTCAATGGATCAATACGGCTAATGCGATTACCTCACTGACTGTGAGCGCAGGCGGAGGCTTCGCGGAATTCGATGATGATTCAATGTTTACATTGATGGGATTGTGTTCGATATGAGAGCTGCCCTGATTGACACTAGCCGCTATCAAGGCATGATCGATGCCGCGAAGATCAAGGCCGCGGGCTTCTGCGGGATTGTGGCCCGCTGCACGATCGGACTCTCAGAGGATGGCTCCTCAGTTGGACGTTCCCTAGACTTCTATCACAACAGCCAGAAGCAGGCTCGGGATAACGGCATGATCTTCGGGGCCTATCATGTCCTGTGGCCCGCCAACAAGAACCCGATTCGTGAAGCGGATCATTTCCTGGCCCGCTGCGGCCCGGTCGATCTGGCGGTCCTGGATGTAGAGCTCGACCACGGGCTGACCAAAGCCGCGATCCAAGCTCAAGCGAAAATATGGCTGGATCGTGTGAGCGCCGCTTTGCAGAAACGAATCCTCGTCTATACGGCCTCCTGGTGGTGGACCGTTGCGGCCGGCTGGGAGAACACCTATCCATTGATCGAAGCCGAATATATCCTCAGCGCTCCCCGTGGTGGGATCACGAAGAGCCAGCAACCCGAAGCCCCCAAGCAGCCCGTCTCACTCGCGAAGGGCTGGGACCAATGGGCTATGCACCAATGGACTAGCGGGGGCAAGCCAGTCGGGGTACAGTCAGAGTCGCTCGATTACAACGTGGCGAATGCGACCGAAGAACAGCTACGGGTATTCCTTGGCCTGGAACCGTCACCTCCGACACTTGAGGAGAGGGTAATAAAGCTCGAAACTGAGGCGCGGGCGCACGGGTGGGTGGTCTAATGGATCCAAGCCTCGCTCTGAATCCTTACTTCCAGGTAGGGATGGTGGGCGCCTTCATGGCGTTCACTCTGACCTTGGCCGGATTCTTTGTTCGGCACATGAGCGGTAGAGACCGAGAGGCAAGAAGCGAGCGCGTCGATCGGGATAAGGATTGGCGTGAGTTCCTCACTCAAGAAAGAGATACTCGACGGGACGATAGCGAGCGGATCGTTCAACAGCTCGGGGTTAACACTAACCAGCTGGCAAGAGTGGCCGAGATTCTCACGCGGCATGATGAGAGTACAAGAGCCGCCGCCGCCAAGATCATGGCTGCGGAAGCCGTGAGAATAGTTCAGGAAGAGAAGGCGGAAACATAATCCGATGAGAACCTCACTCTCCTGTTGATCCACTGGCTCATCGTCAGTTTCGTGCTCGCTTTTCTCGTCGCCTGCGGATCTGGTACGGAGACCCCGACGGGAGAGCCGAATCTAGTCCCGCGCCAGACCCCGATCCCGCTTCCGACGATCCCGAATTACCCTACTCCGTTCACCGTTCAGCGGGATCCGGTTTTCAACGAGCCGATTGTCGATCGCACCAACTGGCTGATCCTGGGCGGAGACTACCGAGCGCACCGGGCCGGCACCGGCTGGGGCAACAAGACCGATGTCATGATCCTGGTCTCGGTCTTAGAAACCGATCCTCTCGACATCTCGGTCGTCCAGTTCCCGCGCAATCTCTACGTCCCGGTCCGGGGCCTGGAAGATCAGTGGCTGTTCGCGGTCTGGGGTCGGGATGGATGGACTGGCCTGCAGCTCTATTTCCAGGAGGTCTTCGGAGTCGCGCTCGACGGCATCTTCTACACCGACATGGACCGCTTCGAGATCTTCATTGATGACTTGGGCGGAGTCGCGCCCGCGGGTTCAGAAAAGCTGACCGGGGCCGAGACGCTGGTCTACCTGAGAGACAATCATGCGAACTGGGGGCTCGGGAGTTACGATGCCGAGCAGCGAGCGTTCGGGGTCCTATCCGCGATCTGGAGCCGGGGCTTCGAATATGTCACGAGCGACCCGATCGCTGCAGCCAGCCTCGTACTCTCGCGCTGGGGTCCGCTCCTGCAGACCGATCTCGACAGCTTGCGGGACTTCTATGCCCTGGCCGAGCTGGCTTATCGGGTGAAAACGACCGAGCAGATCGTGCGCTTCATTCAGCTGGAGGAACCATATATCCAACGCGGAGACACGCCCTTGGAAATCCGGGGCATGGTGCCGAGCTATGACCTTGAACTCTGGATGCTCGACTGCGTGTTCGATCAGATCTGCGAGGCCGATCCGTGAAAGGCGAATGGTTGCTGCCCATCGGATTCGTGCTGGGCGCGTTCGGATTAATGATCGTGATCCTGTTGATGATCGGTGAGATGTTATTTGGAGGCGCGTTTGAATTTCGATGACTGGCACTTTGAGGTCACGAGCTCCTGTTAGCTCGCGGGGCGCTGATCCTACTGCTGGCGTTCAGATCTGCGCTCTCCCCTCTACAATCACCAGCCCAAGAGAAAGCCCCTCCCGAATGGCTGATCCGGAACGTCATTCGCTGGCTTCCGCTTGTCGAGCGCTGGCATTCCGACTTCCCCGAACTCGATCCGGCCTGGGTCCTCGGCGTGATCGCTCAGGAGAGCCAGGGCTTCCCGCACGTCTCCGATGTTACCGGGTCTCACGCGATCGGACTCATGCAGATCATTCCGAGATCCTGGACTGGGACCCGGACGCAGCTGCAGGATCCGGGATTCAATCTGTACGTCGGGATGCGGATGCTATCGGGAACGCTTCAGCAAACCGACGGCGACCTGCGCCGGAGCCTCGGGGCCTACAATTGCGGATTCGTAGGACTTGACGCGGGGCTGTGCGGCCGTTATGGTGGGTATGCGTACGCGGACCGGATCATTGGATATTGGGTGCCGGTCTTCCGCATGCGGCTCGCCGGAGAAGCGATCACTTCCGACCGTGTAGGGGATTGGCTCGCGACGTTGGGGTATCGATGGGGTTTAGGAAGATGGCACAAACTGGAGGTAGAATATCGAGAACTCTTCTTGCGATTGGTTTGGGGACATCCGGTCCGAATGGAATAGGAGAGAACATGAAGTCAAACCTTAGACGAATCAATCTGCCGGTCATGTTTCTGATGGGGCTGCTGGTCTGGTTGTCCTTGTTTCTGATGGCTTTCCAGCCAGACAGCTTCGGGACCCTCGAGGAACTGCTGGTGTGGGTGGTGGCCGGGGGCGGGGCGATGGTCCTTGCCGGCTACTTCGTCGCCTACTTCCTGGAGAACTTGGCCTTCTGGCACGCGTTGCCAGTATGGATCAAGACTGTGGTGCCGCTTGCCCTGGCCGCTGTTCTGGGTTTTGTAGGCAGCTCGCTACTGTCGCTCGATGTGCTGAAGATCATACCGCCCAACGTGCAGGCGCTGATCCTGATGCTGGTGAATTGGGTCTTCAGTCAGCGGGCGTATGTGGGGATCAAAGACAGGCAATACGGAAAAGGATAAGCGCGGTCTTCCCTCCTCCTCTGGGAGAACGGCTCCGGCTCGGCGTACCGGGGCCGTTCGTCTTAAATCAGAAGAACCTAATCAACAGGAAGACTCCCCAATCGATCAGCCAACCGAAGGCCAGAAAGGCAATGGATACAGCGATCAGGATGAGGAAGAGTTTGGCGGGGAAGCTCATGGTTCATTCTCCTGATCCTGATCTTGCTCAATGGGTTCGAAGCGACCAGTTGCCTGATTGCGTTTGACGACTTGCTTTCGTAGGATGAGTTCACCTAGCCCGAGCCGCTCTCGGATCGCCTTTCGTTTCGGCTCCCAGCCTTTTTCATTGGCATACCGCCAGGCGACGGCAGGGCTGACGTTCAGGCGTTCTCCTACCGCACGCCATGTTTTCAGCCTATCGTGGAGCCGCAGTACCTGTTCCCGAGTTGGCATTTGTTACCGATTTATAACACGGTTCGGGAGGCAAGTCTAGCTATTTCGAGGATCTGAAAACTGCCTTTAGCCGGGGGGAGCCTCAGCCGCCTTCAGTTCAAACAGCCAGTACCCCTCGGGGATCGACGGATCCTCCTCCACGCCCTGGATCATGGGCGGCCTACCGTAGACCGTGCCGCTTAGATCATCGCCGTGCTTGGCCTTGGCATACTCCAGGGCGATGCCCAGTTCCTCGCCATCGCCGGTGCGGAACTGATAGAGCATCCCATAGCGATCCTTGCGAGCGTAGATCATAGGCCCAATTCTTTGGCCCTCCCAATCCCATTCCCGATCCGCATATGCTTGCTGTATTCTGCAAGCCACTCCTCAATACGATCCTCGTCGTCCAGATCAGTACTGATGTGTGCATAGGCTTGACGGAGCATCTTCCGAAGCCAGCGCACTTGTGATTTAAGTGCGGCGTTCTGAGCCATGTATTTAGCAGTAGCCATGTTGGCTTCTACTCGGTTCACTTAGGGTTCCTCCACTTCTATCTCGTAGATAGCCTGCATCAGCCGGCGCTTGATAATATAGAGCTGGGTTCGCATGCCTTTCACATCCTCGACTATTTCTGCGCGACGCTCGTTGTCGTGATAGCGGAAGTCCGCGTAGTAGGTTGTGATATGAACGCCATTGATTTCGAGCTTGAACTTGGGCTGCATTTCTAAATCTTGGATCACTCCGGCCTGCTGCAAGGCTTTGAGTTCAGAATAGCGACGGCTCTCTTTGGTTGACTGGAAGAGAATGCCGTCGACGCGCTTCGGGATGTTATGAAATTTCGAGTGGGTCATTCCCGGTCATCCCAGCGCGCGTTGAAGCCTGTATAAGTGCGTTTTCCAAGAGCATCTTGTTTCGAGATTGTGGACTCATCGCTCTCTCTGCCTCCGAAGAGAGGCAGATTATCTAGCTGATTGCTGGGGCTTCCGATGCCTGTCCGCAGGGTTGCCTGAAGGTCGAGATACTCCATGCTCAAATCGAACCCGATGCCGCGCCGCAGGAGCTGCTGGGCGACCATAACCGTTGTACCCGACCCGACAAACGGGTCGCAGACGATGCCAGGCACGGCCTCGAAAGAACTCTTGGCTGTAGGAATTTCGACACGATCTATCCACCCGGCGGTAATCCAAGTCTCCAATAAGTCGTAGGGCACAGGACGGGCACCGTTACTGTCGGTCCTGATGTAATGCGCAAATGCCTCACCCGCTTGTTTGCGCATCTTGGCTCGGCTTCGTGATGCCTTGATCTGTTCGGCGTATCGCCGTTGCTCATAACGAGTTGTCAATCGGACGCCCTCGCTTTCGTTACGCCTTCGGTTCATCCCCTTGCGACCAGTTTGCATAGTGGGATCGTCTGTGCCATTTCCAGTCGGCGTAGCTATAGTCTCTAGGTCGTCTGGCGAGAGTCCGGCAGCACAGCCGCAGGTGGGGCGGTGGCCGGATACACTGTCCGGGCTGTTCCTCTTGAACTCATACCAGGCGTCGCCCACTACCTTGATGTCGCCATCGTTGCGACTGTGCGCCTTCTTTCCCTTCTTTTCCTCATGTCTTGGTGGAACAGTTTTCTCCACCACCGGCGCCCACCCCTGCCCACACACCGGGCAACACCAGCGGGGGCAGGTGGCGAGGATCAGCGGCGCGATGAGGGCTGGTGGGAAAGTTGCATAATGGCTTCCCTTATACGGCGCGGTCGCGATGTGGAGGACGGAGCGGGGGTTGCGGCCGCCGGGATGTGACAGACCGCCGTCCTTCTTATGCTGACCAGCATTTAGCTCTAGGCCTCCGCTTTGCCAAGTAGCCCCAGGTTCTGTTTTAGTTGCATATTCTGCATGGCTCATCTCGGAGCCAGTGATCTCTCTGACCGCCTCTTGGTCGCTCCAATACTGCATCTGCTTGGTCAGCATGAAGACGTACTCATGGGAGCGGGTGTGCCTGAATGAGCCTCGGCGAAGTTCCCCGTCTTGCCATCGCCACCCAGCCACGCTCTCGGGCATCGGGTTTGGCTTGGCCCACACAAGGTCCTGGCGCACGATCCAGCCATCGGCCTGAAGGGCGAGTGCGACACGGTGGGGCATAAGCATGAGATTGCCGGCAGGCAAGAACTCCGCCGTGTTGAAAGGCTTGTCTCTGAATGTGCGATCGTCATTCACAATGTCGGCCGCCGCTCGACCGTTCTGGCTCGTTGCGTAAACATCCCCGTAATTTATCCACGCGACCCCATCATCCCGCAGCACCCGGTGAACCTCCCTGGCCCACTGGACGGTACGCTCGATGTGGCGCTCGGGGGTCGGCTCCAGGCCCAGCGGCTCGTCACCCTGGTCGCCGGCGTACTTGCGAAGACCCCAGTATGGAGGACTCGTCACACAGCAGTGAACGCTCCTGTCGGGAAGCGGGATGCGGAAACAGTTGGCCTGGGCGATCAAGGCGGAAGAGTTCATCGAAGTCTAAGCAAAGATGCCATAGCAATCGCAGCAATCAGCAGCGCCACATAGACCGCAATCAAAACGATCATGGTGGCGTGACGAACTCAAATAGATGCCACACAAAAGGCGGCATCTGAAATGTCGAGACGTGAACGCAATAGGATGCGGGAAGCGGATGGCCGGTCCCGCAGAGGGCGAAATACCGTCTCTCGGTAGGCAGATCTGGATTCACTTGCGCCCAGAGCATAGCCTCGCCACTCTGCGCTTCAGCCTTCAAGAGGTGGGCACCCTCGGGCATGTCAAGAAAGAACTTATCAAGGATAGGAAGATGAAACTTCCAGATTGTCTCGCTCATGCCTTCTCCTCAGTTCTTCGATATTGCTCAAGGCTCTGCTCAATCAGGGAGCCAGGTACCTCGACTCGATTATCGCCTGAGCCTTCACCTGGTATTTCCCGGAACACGATCGATGGCGACATGATGAAGCCGATCACTTTATAGAGCTTCCCGTTGGCCCTGTCGTGAGCGAAATCGCCCAATGCCCATCGACCGATCTGGCTAGGGATTTCAGGCATTGTTTTCCTCTGCCTTCGCACAAACCGGAATCCGCCCAACCAGCCACATCACCAGCAGGATGAGGGCGGTCATTCAGGCTGGGGCTCTTGGGCGGTGGCGAGAGCGCCAATCATCATTTCAATCTCATCGGCAATTGCCCGTAGATCGGATGCGGTCTCCAACTGGCTTACCGAGGTATCAGCGAACAAATCCGCAAGCGCCCTTATTGCTTCTGCGTAGAGTCCCTCATGTGTGGTCATGCTATCTGGCCTCCTGTGCCCGGAGTTGCTTCAGTCATGAGATCGGCCACAGCTCTTCCTTCCCGGCCGGGCCGGATAACGACACGGCCTCCCGTTCATTACTCCGCCCTCACACAAATCTCGCTCTCGATCCTTCCCGGCGCCTGCCGCGACGTACTCGGCGTTCACCCGGATCCACTCGGCCACATGCGGCTGGACGGGTCCGGTGAGGCTGACCGGGAAAGCGCGCGGGCCGATTCTTATTGACATGGCGCGCCATTTCTTGGTGCCGGAGTTTTCAGTCATATCGGCGATTGTAAAGAGCATCCCAAATGAAAAACGGCACGATAGCCCAGATCGCGGTGATGAATCCCGCTCCAAGTGTAGAGAGAACAGAAACCGCCAATGGAGCTGGACCCTCCCGAGCCAACCAGAGTACACAGAGAATGGCGATGGGTGCCGCCGACATCAACGATGCTACGACACCCCAACCAACACGCTTATTGGGTTTGGCTTTGTCCGCCATGTTGTCTCTCCTTTCTGAATTGATCGGCCTTCGGACAACTGACGTGGTGAGGTACATACACCGACACCGAATGCGCCTTGCCGGCCTTGTCGAGCCAGATGCGACGTTCGGGTCGCGCGTCGAGAGGCATGAACTTTCCTGTTGCGGCGGTCTTGACGAAGAAGATCGGCGCGGAACAGGCTTTGCACTTCTGGGGAGGATTACTTGCGCCCGGCATCATAGCGATACCCCTCAAGCGGCTCTCCTGTGTCTCGGTCCATTTCCGAATAAGCTCGAAACTCATATCGCTGCAGGACTTCGTGAAGCATCGGATTCCAGACTTCCCAGATGCAGATCGTTTCATACTCCCGCTTGCATCGCTGAATGAATCTCCGAAACTGGCCGGTACCAGGGATCAGCGCGTTAAATGCGAGCAGATCAAGACGGTCGCCGTCCTCTTTCGCCAAGCCGTCGATACCGGTCGGCGATTGAAATCTTAAGTATCCTATTCCTAGTAGTTCTCCAACTGGATCAGGATTGGTTAGACCTAAGACGTGACTATCTTCACCTGTCAGAGCCACGAGGCTTCGCTCACCACTCGGTCCAATGAGGTGAGGCCGGAAGATCCACTTCAAGTTCCTCTCCAGGTTTTCCTTGACAAGCCGGGCACAAGAAAGTCCGCGTCTCCCGCACGATGTAGATGCCCTCGCCATGTTGTTCGCTGCCCGGAAAATAGGTGGCTTTAGCACCCGACGGCCAGCCATCATACGGACCTGAAGTACACACGGTCAGATAGACTTCGCCCAGATCCATGCAGTTCAAGCAATGCGCACTCTGTTTCTCAATCGCTTTGGCGAAGACGATGCGGCCGATCGCTTTTTCCTGGCGCTGCCAATGCTCGGCCTCGGGCGGCAGTTGGCTCGGCGTGACATACACCCTAGGATCGTGGAAGATGTTGCTCAAGGAAACTCCTCGCTTTCATTTCGAGACTCGGATTGGGTTTACGCTTGCCTTTGCGGAATTCCCCCAACAGATTATTGGCCGTCTTGAGCATACTGTCGGGCGCGCTCACGCTCCAGCCGTGCTTGCCCATCTCTTGATCCGTCTCCCAGATCAGGACAACGACCTTTTCTGGATTCCACTTCGCCATCTCGCACATCCGACGTAACGGCTGAAAGAACCGTTTGCCTAGTTCTTTTCCATTCGCCGGCCAATCAATAGGCCGAACTTCCCGGAAAGCGAGTTCGGCGATCTTGCGGATCTCGTTTTGGCGGAATTCGGCCCCTTCCCCGCCTTCGATCGTATGAACCTTGCCGCAGATCGGGCAGGCATGGGTCGCCTTTGCTGGTGCTGTAGGCCCGCCCCGTAATCGCTTGGCGAGATTCTGAAGGCCTCGGCTCGTGACCTCGGCGCCCGAATCAACCTGCTCTCCGATCCATTGATGGAATACCGGCTCTGGTACCGAGGCCTCAAGCTGCCAGCGGGAGGATTGGTCCCTCGAAATGCCTAACTCCGGAAGTGGCGGAAGGGCTTTTCCAATTGTCGCATCGTGCGACAATTGGGGATTTCCCGGTTTGGGACCGTGTTTCCCTAGCCAATCCCCCGCCTTGCGTTCTGCCTTGAGCTGGAAGATCTTGGCCTGCTGGGCGGCATGTTCAAAGCCTTGGGCCTCGGCCAAGACTGCCAGGGCGGCGGCCTGGTCCCTGAGCTGCTTCATCTGCACGATGTCCGAGGCTTTCGCTAGGGCTGTCTCGGCTTTACTGAGTTCGGTTAGAGCATCGGACATTGAACGGATTCCTCCCTAAGAACAAAGTGCAATTGCAGCGGACTCTTTGCAGCGCCTACGCGCCTCGGCAAGGCCTCTTCTGTCAGTCCGCGCCAGGGTTTCATCCATGACGCCGAGTAAGGCCCGATAACCTCCGCGCTTGTCCGAGAGTGCGGTTCTCCCTCTTTCCTGGTATGAAACGAAACGCCGCTGGGCGATGGCGGCGTTGTCGCCACCGTCAGCGGTGTCTATTAAAGCATCGACCGCTTCCGGGGCGGTGGGCCTTGCGGTGTGGACTTGGCGGTCCTTTTTGGTCCGCAAGTCCACCGCTTCGGTAGCGGTCGTATGGTGCGCCATCGGCGCACTTTGCCAAGTCCACAGACATATCATAAGCCTACAGTCCTTTCGGGTCAAGTGTCAATCGCCACGCCTGCCGGTCATTTCGACCGACCCTCCAACATATTCCGCATTAAGTCGCTCATCTCGACAGGATTCCAGATCATGCAGGGCACGGTGCGCTCCAAGACAAACTCATCGGCCGTGTCGGTGACGAACGGGATACGACCCAAGAAACGCACATCCCGAACCTGAATGATCTCCATGAACCCGATCGGAATGGGAGCCTTTACCAGGGGCGCTTCTGGTGGCGCCGGAGTTCGAGCCGGCATCCTTTGCATTTCCTTCCGATGGGGTGGCCTCCGAGTTGCCATGCTTTCCTCCATTTGCCGCAGACGGACCGCACGTATCGCTGATTAGGCCATTTGAGATCCCAGGCATGGTAGACCCGTCCATACTCCAACCGGGCCCAGACGATCATTAGACGCGACCCGCCCCGAGCCTATTCGGAGCTTCCGACTTCGAGGGGCCAGGGGCGGGACGTACCGACCTCGTGTGGCTAAGGTCAAGAGGCATCATAGCACAACTCAACTCTTCGGATCCCAGCCATATCCGTGTTCTTCTGGGCCGAATTCGCCATTCGCTAGGATCGGTGCCCAGTACCAAAAATTCGACACGCCATAGGTTCCCCAAAAGCGCCCGTGTGTAATTTTCACTTCTCGTCCGTCAGGATGTCGGACGACTGCGCCAACTTTCAGAGTCGCCCCTGGGAAACCACTCGCTTCGACGATCTCTAGTACCCAGTTCTCAATCATTGTTTCTCCTATCGACCCTCGCCTTGGGATACAGGCCGATCCTCCGCGGGGGAGTATTGCAGGGTCACGGTCGGATCGGCCTGGAGTCCCCTCATCGGGTCCGTACCCAGTCTCTGAAGCGGAACCACTTGAGTTTGATCCAGAGTCTCATTGAGCTGGGCCTTCCGGCTTAAGGCTTGCCTTGAGAGCTTCATAGGCATGATGAAAATTTCCATCGTGATTGCGCAGCACTTCCGCCGCTTGCTCTTTATCGAGCTCATATTGATTGGCGAGCTGCCAGAACATTGTGGTCCAATCCTCGCTGAGTTTGATCGGTTCTTTGATCTCTGACTTCTTGGTCGAGATCGAGGTCTTCATTGCAGGTTCTGCTCGTTCTTGGAAGCTGCTTGAATCCTTGTCTGGATCATCGCCGGTCTCAATCAAAAAGGTTTGGCGCAGGGCATATTTCAGGAGACCAGTCGCCGCCTTGTTTGCGGACTTGTCTCCCGCATCCATTCCTTCACCCATCGCATGGACATCGATGAAGGTCTCGCTGGCTGGATGAGTGAACCGCACGACTCCATGAACGAAAGTGCGGTTCATCGCAGTCCCACTCTTAGTGACGAACCCATCCTGCGTGATCTCTGTGAGACCTACGACCGAGGCGAAGACGCCATGATTCAGCATTGCCGGCCTCAGGGCTTCGATCAAGGCGGCCTCGGACGCAAAGCTGTAATTCAGCCCGGCGGCCCGCTGCTTCTGTACATAGCCGACCTCGGACATCACTCCCAGAATAGCCGTTCCAATCTTTCCGTTGTCAGTCATGGTCCTCTCCTATAGACTTTCTCGACATACATGGGGTTCAGCCTGCCCGCAGATCGGGCAGCGGTTCGGGCATCGAGCATGAGCATATTTCAGGCTTCGGATTCCGCCGCCCTCGGTTCGCTGTTTGTCGTAGTTGTAGCGCTCGAGGATCTCAATTCTCGCTGGGATTTCCAATCGGCGGATCAGCTCACCCTTGCGAATAGGAAGTAGGCAGGTTCCGCAGCGGTCTCGGTATCGGCTGGGGAAGACATTCATGCTGCCCCCAAGTCTTTTCGAAGCTGCCAGAGAACGGAGCCATCCAGCCAACTAGCATGTGGATGCATCTCGTTATAGTACGCGATGATCTTCAGGGCCTCGGCCTTGTCGAGTTGGCCCTCCAGCATCAGGGCATTCAGGCCGTCGATCAGTTGTTGGTGGGGCTCTGGGGCGAACGCCTGTTCTATCATCGGAAGCTCCTTCTCTTGAGGCCATTGTATAACAAATCAATCATTTCCAAACCTACGATTACCTTAAAATTGTTTGACATGGTATAACTAGAGCTTATACTGTGGGCATGGAACCTGTAACCGTGATGATTGCCGCCCGGCTGACCCCGGAACAGGCCAAAATGCTCGATGATCTCTGTCGCCAAGAGGACCGTTCCCGATCCTATATTTTGCGGAGACTGATCGAACAGGCTTACAAGAAGAATCGGCGTAACTCAAAGCCATCCTAGCCGAGTTGGGTTCGGTGGGCTGATCGAGGATATGTCTGGAGGAAGGCGGTGTCAGAAGAGCTGGGTATCCAAAAACGGAACAGCAATATTCGGGATCTCCGAGCGCAGGGCCATACCCTCGCGTCTATCGGTGCATCATATGGGCTAACCAGGGAAAGAGTCAGACAAATATGCCTTGGCATATCACAACCACAGTCAATCGATTTCGTCCGTAGGAAGATTGATGCTAGGATCTGGGCGGGAATTGCAGATGATTACCGGATAAAGGGAGCCCTAGAGCGATTCTGGCATTTTGTAGATCGTCGCTCTGATGATGAGTGTTGGCCATGGACGGGGCATACCTACCGTCAAGGCTATGGGTTATTCTCAAGCCGAGCATTTGTTCCTCCTGTTCGATATGCACATAGGATGTCATTCTATCTGGCCCATGGTCGCTGGCCGGAAAATTGGGCACTCCATCGATGCGACAATCCGAATTGTGTCAATCCAGCACATCTCTATGATGGAACGCCAAAACAGAATACAGCCGACGCAATCAGAAAGCAGAGATATTGGGGCCGGCGCCAGCAGGCATGAGGTGCCATTTGAGTTTCTGGGGGGCGAGGGTGTTCGAGCCTGCGGGAAGCGCGCCCGTGAGGGAGGTCCTGAATCAACAGGTATGGAAGCACGCATGAACTCCCTCTCGCCCCAGGAATTCAAATGAGGCGCCGCCAGCGCCGGCCACATCGCCAACCTGAAGTCAAACAGGAAGGGCCTGGGCCTACTCATTGGTTTGGTTTTTTGAATGAAAGATACATCTCTTCTGAGGTCACCGATGCTCGTGAGGATATGGCTGCCTTCTGTGCGCTTCACGGGATTCGGCGGGTTAGACATCCCTATGCTAGGGTAGATGTCGCCCGCAACCGGATCGCCAAGAAATTCATGGAGATCACCACGCATCCTGAATCCTCACTGACGATGCTCGATACCGATCATCTGCATTCCCATGATGTGGTCTTGAAACTCATCGAAGACAATCTCCCGGTTGTTGGGGCATTGGCATTCCGAAGAGGCGAACCCTTCGATCCCCAGGTCTATGTGATGAAAGGGGAGGACTTGGCCCAGCCGATCGAATGGACCGCCGGGGTGATGGAGGCGGACATCGTGGGTGCCGCCGCGCTCTGTATTCGGAGGAAGGTCTTTACTGAACTGGAAGCCAAGGGCTTTCGTTATCCCTGGTTCCGAATGATCTATGAGGATGGGGAGGATACTTTCCTTGGAGAGGATTGGGACTTTTCCCAGAAGTGCCGGAAGGCTGGGATTAAGCTCTACTGCGACATGCGCCTGATCTCACCTCATCAAGATACGATGTGGATTGATGAGCGACCCTGGCTTATTCGTCAGGGCAAGTTGGTTCCTGATCAATCGACCCGGACGCGTCCAGAACCTTGGTTGAATGATCCTACGGTCATGCAGGATGCCGAACGAAAGTGGCAGGAGCTCAAAGACATCCACAAGGGCGAGACAGGACTCATCATCGGGAATGGGCCCTCGCTGAAAGACATCCCGCTTGAGTTCCTGCAGAAGTATCCATCCTTCGGGACGAACCGCATCTATCGGTTGGCCGGCTTCACGCCGTACTATTACGCGGCGGTCAATCCGCTCGTGTTAGATCAGTTCGGGCGCGAGATGCTGCAAGCCTATAAAGGGAAGGTAAAGCGGTTCTTTCTTTCTGAGCATTATCTGGCGCAGAATCTGGCAGTGGCCCAGCAGCCGACTGTGGTTCCTGTGAGATCTTTGGGCGACACCTTGTTCTTCCCCGATCCGAGGCGGGGCCTCTATGAAGGGCACACCGTTTCTTTTGTGGCTCTCCAACTGGCCTACTGGATGGGTTTCTCAACCGTTCTCCTGGTAGGAGTGGATCATCGCTATATTCACGAGGGAAGTCCAAATCAGGAACTGGTCGCGCAGGGCGAGGATCCCAATCACTTCGACTCGCGGTATTTCTCGGACGGGAATAAGTGGCATGCGCCGGACCTTATGAGATCGGCTGCGGCCTATCAGATGGCGAAGATCGCATTCGAGGCGGATAGTCGACGAGTGTTTAATCTGACACCCAATTCGGCGCTGGAGGTGTTCGAGAAAGGAGATTGGCATGAATATGAGTCAGGTCATGGATCAGATTCTTAGCGGAGGGGATAGTTCCAATGATCGGCGTTTTCAATTCGAAGTCGGACAGAAAGTTCGCATTAAATCCTTCAATGAAAATCAGATTCAGAGATGGGGGATAGATCATAGCGGCAAGATTGCCACGATTTTGAGCCGCAGGAATGGTTATCCCCCGCCGGCCTTCATGGATGTTTGGTTCCCACTCTATTGGACCGATGTGGCCGGTGATCTTGGGGAGAGCATGTTGGAAGAGGTTATTCATTGAACGTCTTGATCATTATCGTCGGAATCAATGGCTGGCATGAATGGACCCAGCCGGCCATTAAATCTATTCAAGCTTTCGATCCTGGCATTGATCTAATCGTGATCGACAATGCGTCCGACACGCCTTACCCCGATGCGATCCAGCTTCCGGCTCGGGTCTGCTACGCCGCGGCGATCAACGTAGGGATCGCGGCCGCCGGGGACCCGGACTGGATCGTGGTTCTCAACAATGACATCGTGGCGACCGGATCCATCCGGGAGGCGCTGGCCTGGATGACCCATGACGCACTCTGGGGGAATCAGCTGATCACGTTTGGGGATCTGCGCTGGCTGGGGCTGTGGTTATTCGCTATACCAAGGTCCGTAAGGGAAGCAGTTGGGTCTTTCGATGAAGCCTTCGAAGTCTGCGGCTTTGACGATACTGATTACTGTCTCCGAGCGCAGCAGGCGGGCTTCCGGATTGAGAAATCCAACCTCCCTGTTTTGCACTATGGAGGGAAAACCCGCTGGGCGGTCCCGCGCTATTCTGAGATTCGTCTGAAGAACAAGTTCTATCTTGAGACCAAGCACAAGATCCAGATTGGAGATGAGAAAGACTGGAGGGTCTTCAATTGATCGTCGGGATCGTCCCGGCTGCAGGAAAGGCCGAACGCTTCGGAGGACTTCTCAAGGAGTTGCTTCCTTGGGACTCTGGGGAATCCCTATTGCATCGGACGGTGCGCATCCTGTGGAAGGTTTCCGATGCCGTCGTCGTAATCAGTAACCCCGACAAGATCGCCCAGCATGCTCAGGAGCTCGAAGGTTTCTCCAATGTCTGCTTCGTGCTTCAGAATGGAGATACCCTGCTCTCGGGCATTCGCTCTGTGACCCTTGAGGCGGATTATTATTTCTTTGCCATGCCGGATACAGTCTTTCCTGAAACCGTCTTTCCCCACCCTCCACATCTGAGTTTCATGATGATCGGTCTCTTCGACACATTGGAAGGGCATCGGTATGGAGTATGGCGAGACAGTCGGATTGACGACAAAAACCCAGAGAATCGAGGCCAGTTCCTCAAAGCCTGGGGCGTGCTCGGCTGGCCCCAATCTGTGATGAGGATTTTATACGAGACTTATCTCACCCATCATACCGACGCGCTCAATCTAGCCTTGGAACAGGTCAAGCACTACACCATTCAGATGGACTATTATCATGATGTCGCAGACTACGAGGCATATCGTGGCCTGGTTGCCCGATGAATCGAAGAAATTATTTCAACTAGCCTCAGGACATTGGCGCATGGAACAGTTTGAGCCCTATATCATCCAACACGGAATTAACGATCTCGAGTTCTTTGTCGGGACTCCATTAGCAAAGGATTGGTACGATCCTCCTCGCTCCTATGCTTTATTAGAATATCAATGGGTGCTTGATAACATCCCACTGAAGAACAAGCGGATCGTGGACGGCGGTTGCCATCATGGACATTATGGTCTGATCCTTCTCAGCCAGAAGGCAAACTGGGTCACGCTCGTTGATCCGCATCCTTCTAACCTTGACATCGCCGAAGTGAATATCGCCCTCAACGGATTTCAGGATTGGCCCTGGATACTCAAGGCGGCTGTTCTTTGGAAGGAGAACGGTACCGTTCACTACAATGGACAGTCCAATGGGGCGCTTGTATCTACGGGCATTCCGGTCGAAGCGATCCGGCTTATGGACATCGATCCCAAAGCCGAAGTCGTGAAGTTGGACATCGAGGGGGCAGAATACATGGTTGTTCCTGATGCACTTGGATCCATGAAGATTGAGTCATGGATCATCGAGGCGCATGCAGGAAATCAGACCGAGACAAATGCCCAAGATAATCTAGCCAGACAATTGAAGGATAGTGACTATAAATTGGACTGGGTAAATAGGGAATCTATGAAAGTAGAACCCTACGAGCTGGGCACGATCTGGCCCGGACACTCGACACTGTTTGCCCGTCGATGAAAGTTTCCGCCATTGTCAGCGCCTACTTCTGCGAGTCCTATCTTGAAGGCCGGATTGCGAATCTCATCCATCAGAACCTGCGGCCCCAGATTATCGTCATCGCTCCCACCCGCTCCAAGGAATACGACATCGCGGATCGATTGCTCAATCCCTTGGCTGGCGATCTTCTGATTGATGCAGAACCCAATCTCACCATCTACGAGGCCTGGAACATCGGGGCGGCTGCTGCTCAAGGCGAGTATCTGACGAGCGCCAATGCCGATGATCGGTTGGCTCGATATGGAATAGAGAGGCTCGCCGGCATTCTGGATCGCCATCCCGATGTGGCCGTGGCTTATGGAGACGTGGACATCGTTGCCGACCTCGCGGGAGGGTTTGAATACGCCTGGCGCATTGGCTACTTCCGCTGGGCTGAGGGTGGACTATCCGAGCTGATGAAACACTGCTTCCTCGGCCCTCAACCGATGTGGAGGAAGTCCTTACATGATAAGTACGGCCTATTCGATGGAACGTTCAAGAGCGTAGGAGACTACGAATTCTGGTTGCGACTCGCGGCCTACGACCAGACCTTCTATCATGTGCGGGAAGTCCTTGGCATCTATCTCCGTAGGCCCGATCAGGCCGAAGCGAGATTCAATGCGGATGGGACGGCTGGGAAAGAGATTGAGTTAGCGAGGGCGCGGTATGATTGACTACAAACAAATCGTCCAACGATTCTATGAATCTGACATAAGTATTTTGCCGCCCATCGCATGAATGGGGAATGGTTTGATTTGACGAAAGAACAGATTATAGGATTGCTGGGATTTCTATGCTAATATGAAATCATGCAGGAAAGCCCCAAGGCCGCAAAGGCCTTTGATGATTACTACGCGCTAGGTCCTTCGCGCTCCCATCGTGCTCTTCATCAGATATATCGCGAAGGTACTGCAAAACCCCCAACAAGACATATCCGCACCATAGCTCAGTGGTCAGTTCATCATGGTTGGCAGCAGCGTGTCAAAGACAAAGACGCCGAGGTTGCCAAAGCGCACCTTGATCGGCTGAAGGAAACCGCTATGGAGTCAGGGTATGCACTATACTGGAAGCGTATTGCTGACCTGAACCAATTGGCAGAGCAGATGTTCTCGTTGCTGACAATCCCCGGTGCATTATCAGCTAAGGCACTCAATCAATATCGAGGATTATTGGATGATATTGCAGCGGAAATGGGCCATCGGACACAGCATGTTGAAACGAGTACACAGGGAGAAGTGATTGTCCGCGTCCAATACGAAAACACCCCTCGACCTCACCGTAACGCTGAGGCGCCCGCACGACCGGCAACTCCAATTCATTGATTCCTCTGCCAAGCGTAAGGTTATTCGTGCTGGCCGCCGGAGCGGAAAGACCACCGGGGTCGCTGTTCTTGCCATCCGCGCCTTCCTCGAAGGGAGGCGCATTCTTTACGCTACACCTACCCAGGATCAGGTCGATCGCTTCTGGCATGAATGCAAAATCGCCCTGCAGGAACCGATCGATCATGGGGTCTATAACAAGAACGAGACCAAGCACACCATTGAGCTAGAAGGCACCGAGCAACGCATTCGAGGAAAGACAGCCTGGAATGCGGATACCCTCCGGGGGGACTATGCGGATCTACTGATTCTCGATGAGTTCCAATTGATGAGCGAGGACACTTGGAACGAGGTTGGAGCTCCGATGCTCCTGGACAATGACGGCGATGCGGTCTTTATCTTCACCCAGAAGCGGGGCAAGAATCATTCCAAGGAACTCTACAAGCGGGCTTCTGAAGACACGACCGGGAGATGGGAATCGTTCTTGTTCTCCAGCCTGGAGAATCCCTACCTCAGCCGGGAGGCTCTGGCTGAGATCTCAACCGACATGACCGAGCTGGCGTACAAGGCCGAGATCCTGGCGGCCGAAGTCGATGATGATCCACGGGCATTATGGAACCGCGATCTCATTGACCGGGTGAATAAGCATCCTGAGCTCATTCGAATCGCGGTAGGCGTAGATCCTCAATCCTCGACCGGGCAGACAGGCATCATCGTGGCTGGGAAAGCGAAGATAGGGGATGAGTATCATGCCTACATTCTGGAGGATGCGACGCCCGCTCCGGGGGTCAAGCCGGCTGTATGGGGAAGCGCGGTCGTCTCGGCCTATCACAAGAACAAGGCTGACCGTATCATTGGGGAAGTGAACCACGGCGGAGACATGGTGGAAAACGTCATCCGCAATGTATCCGAGGGTTCGGGTGTAGCCTATACTTCCGTGCGAGCCTCGAGAGGCAAGATGGTTCGCGCTGAACCGATTGCAGCACTCTACGAGAAAGGCCGCATTCATCATGTGGGTGAGCAGGCCGAGCTGGAAGACGAAATGTGCAACTGGGTACCCGGCGAATCAGACTGGTCTCCCAACCGGGTCGATGCGATGGTGTGGGTCTTGACCGAACTCATGCTCGGTGGAGAGCCGAGCTTCCGATGGGCATAATCAATCTCGGGAAGATCAACGGGCAGGATTTCAAGGCCATCGTCACCCTTCCGGGCTGGCAGGCTGATAAGGTTTGGGAGCGGAGCGAGGGGGTCTCATCGACCGATCTCATCAAAGCCTATAAGGCCTCGGTATGGGCCTATGCCTGCATCACCATCCGGGCCGATGCCATTGCAGGGGTTGAATGGGAGATCGTGCCTGAGACCGATGAGGATAGTCCGCTTCAAGCGACACACCCTGCAGTACAAACTTTGAAGGAAGTCAATCCCGAGATGAACGGGAATGATCTGATGCGGGCGACCGAATCGGATTTGGACATCTTCGGGGTCGCTTACTGGCTGAAGGCCCGAGGGCAGGCTACTCAAAGGATCAAGGGTCTGATGCGGCTCAATCCCTCGACCATCAAGCTGGAAGCGGACAGTGAGGGGATCAAGGGATTCACTCAAAGGCTCCCTGGCCGGGCTTCGGCTGATCGGACGTTCCCGCGGGAAGATGTGATGTACTTTCGGGAATATGATCCCTTCAATGATCTGGGGGGACTCTCAAAGCTCTCGGTTGCGATGGCGGCCGTGAACGCCGGCGTGAACGCCGCGGAATATACAGCCGCCTTCTTCAAGAACTATGCCATTCCCCCGATCGTGTTCTCATCCGATCAATCCATTGATGAATCCACCTTGGATAAGATCGTGGCCGCATGGAAACGGGCCTTCGGAAAGAAAGAGAATCAACATCGAGCCGGTTTCACTACCCACGGGATGAAGCCGAACATCATCGGGTATCCCACCAAGGATCTGGCACTGGCCGAGATCCTGGCGGAGGTGCGACGGGATGTGTGTGCAGTATTTCGAGTCCCGCCGGCGATTGCTGGAGCCTGGGAGGCCGCCAATTTTGCAGCCTCTCGAGAGCAGATGAAAGCCCTGATCATCAATGCGATCAAGCCTCGGGGCGAGTATCTCAGCGGGGTCATTGAAGCGGAATATCTGGACGAGTTCCAGCCCGGCCTGAGATTCAAGTGGCGCTGGGATAAGCTGGAAGTCATGGCCGAGGATCAGCAGATCGAGGCCGAGAGACACGCTACTCTGGTAAGAGAAGGCATCGAAGATCCCCAAGCAGCAGCCGAAGAATTGGAAGTCAAACCCGCCAAGGAAAAGCCTCAACGAGAGTTCCCGGTATTCGCCCAGCAGCCCCGACCCGGACCTCGACAGAATGGCCGCGAGGATATGATGGGGGAAGAGATGCGCCAGTGGGAACGCTTCGCCATTAACCGAATGAAGCGCGGCCAGGTACTTCGGGCTTTCACTACGGAGCACATTCCTGCTACACTCAAGAAGTCCATTGAAGGCCAGCTCGAAGCGGCCAAAACCGCGGCCGATGTCACCGAGATCATGCGAGCTGCTGAGGCATGGAGAGGATACCCGTGAAGAAATGGATCGCCGCACTCTTAGTTCTGATTGCCATTGCCTTCATAGGATTCCCGGCCCAAGCCGATCAGCCGATCTCAGAGTTCGCGCCGGGGCAGATCCTCGTCAGATTCAAGCCCGGGCTTCCGATCCAGGCTCGGGATGCCCACCTCAAACAGTTCGGGGCTTGGTATCAGTCGGAGATCCCGGAAATCGATGTTACGGTCGCGGGAGTCCGTGAGGGCGAGGAACTGGCTGTCATCGACCAACTGGAGGCGACCGACCCCGTGGTCTATGCCGAGGTCGATGGGTTGGTCTTTGCCGTGGAAACGATCCCGAACGACCCGCGCTGGACCGAGCAATACGGCCCAGTTCGGATCAAGGGTCCGCAGGCTTGGGATCTCTCGACCGGTTCGGATGCCGTCATCATCTCGGTGATCGACACCGGGGTCGCCTGCGGCCATGAGGATTTAGCAGGCAAGTGCGTAGCCGGGTTTGACTTCGTGAACAACGACCCTGATCCAGCTGACGATCATGGGCACGGGACGCACGTCGCCGGCATCGCGGCGGCCAACACGAACAATAGTCTCGGCGTGGCCGGGATGTGCTGGGCATGCCTAGTCCAGCCCGTGAAGGTTCTGAACTCAGGCGGATCGGGGACATGGGAAGCCGTGGCCGCGGGAAACATCTGGGCGGCCGACAACGGGGCTAATGTCATCAACATGAGCTTGGGCGGGTCCGGCTTCAGCCAGGTCATGAAGGACGCGGTGGATTACGCGTACGCCAAAGGCGTGCTGATCTTTGCCGCGGCAGGGAATTCGGGCGGAGAAGGCGTGCTCTATCCGGCTCGCTATGACAGCGTGATTGCGGTCGCGGCGACCGATTCCTTGGACAATCGGGCCTCGTTCTCGACTTATGGCTTGGAAGTGGAACTAGCCGCGCCGGGGGTAGGGAATCTCAGTAGCGTCCCGACCGGCTCATGTAGCTTGTGCGATCCTTCGGGTTATCGTTCTCTCTCAGGAACCTCGATGGCGACTCCGCACGCCGCGGGAACCGGGGGCTTGCTACTGAGTTTTCGGCCCGCACTGACGAATGCTGAGGCTCGTCAGGTTTTGCAGCTCACCGCGGCCGACAAGGGAACAGTCGGCTGGGATAAGTTCTACGGGTTCGGCCTAGTTGATGCCTTTGCCGCGCTGACCTTCGGCGGAGAATTCCCGACCGCGACTCCGACATTGCAACCCACCGTAACGCTCACTCCAACGGAGATACTCATACCGACTGAGACCCCGATTCCTACGAACACCTCAATCCCGACTTTGACTCCGACGCGCCAGCCGGGCACCGCAGTCTGTGGCAAAATCACGGGCGGCGCGGTATGGACGGCCTCGGGTTCGCCGTTCTATCTGACGTGCGACGTGGATGTCAAGGGGGGTCTGACGGTGATCAATGTGGAGATTGAACTGCGCGGCTTTTCGCTGGCCGCGACCGGGACGTACTTCAAAGGCGTTCGGATGGTGCCGTAGCGACATGCCCGTTCCTGCACAAGTCCGAACACAGATTCTCAATCGGCTGGATACCGCTTGGGATGCCTTGCAAGACGGGACGCTCTTCCAGCGGGATTTCGTTCACGACAGCATTCAGATGGATGTCGGTGGTCGGAGTTATATCATCCAGATTGGGTCCTCGGGTCATGAAAATTACGCGCAAATTATGCTCATGGTGAAACGAAAACCGCAATAACGCAAATGAGTTGATATTATGGCGAATCGGGTAGATGCTGTTGTGGCCGAGTTCACTCCTACAATCCAATACTCTGGCGGTGGGACCTCATATCTTGTCACAACACCGTCGGGTATTCTCTATTGCATTTATGTGGATGGCCTCAACGATGTGGCATTTAAGAAATCTAGCGATAACGGCTTATCTTGGAGTGTTCAAACTACCATATTTACAGGTTCAGCCACGGCATTATCGATCTGGTATGACCGTTGGAGTGGCATTGCTGCAGGATTGATTCATTGCGCTTATACCGAAAGCGTCGGCGATGACATTCTCTACCGCTCCATTGATACTGAGAACAGCGATGGCCTCGGCACTCAGACAACTGTTTTTGCTGGGGGGACTACAGCTAGCGGAGGCGCGCTTTCGATCACCCGTGCCCGAGGCGGCAATCTTGTTGTGACCGGATCGATTGATGCGGGTGCAGAGGATGGCGCCTGGGAATCGACCGATGTAGGCGCGACGTGGGGTTCTGCGATTGCCGATCCTAGTGAAGGAGCGACTCAAGATCAGTATCTTCTCCTGCCGGGATGGAATGCCGATACCCAGGATGTAATGTTGATCTTTTGGGATGCTAGCGCGGAGGAACTCAGCGTCAAACGATACGATGATTCAGGGAATAGCTGGGCCGAGACCAGTATCGCGACGAGTATGACAGACCAAGTTGCCGCTACGGCATTTCCTCATGTTGCCGCTACAGTGGACATTGCTAACAGTCAGAATGTTGTGGTGGCTTGGAGCGCTATAGATACGGCTAACGCGGATCTGCGGTGCTGGACAATCACCGATACGACGATTACTGAAGTAACCAATGTGGTCCTAAATTCTACGGATGATCAAGGATTAGCTGCCATTGGGATTGATACAGAAACTCAATACTGGTATGTCTTCTACGGCGGAAAAAGTGATGGAAGCGAGACGTTTCTTACCTCCATCAACATCTATTACAAAGTGTCACAAGATGGCGGAAGCACTTGGGGTGCAGAGACTATGTTGACCAATCTAAACTTTAACATTAAATGGTTATGTTGCGTCCCACGATTTCTTTTTCCATTCTCGGTAGCTTTTTGGGCGGATACACCGGTAGACGCTATAATGGCATCTGTCTCTAAACTTATCCCCAGCGCTCATTATCAGAGGATCTAGTTAGATGGCCGCTCCTTACAATCCTCCAAAGAAAAACGAAGACTTCCTGATCCGGATTTCCTTGGAAGACATGGCGAATTCCGGGTCGTTCAAGTCCAGTCCGACCATTGCGGCGGGGGATTTCAAGGTTGATAAGGATGCGGGTGGCTTGACCAACTTGGCGACGCTTCCCTCGGTAAGTCCGGCCTCGTCGGTCCTTGTTCTTATCACGTTATCATCTACTGAGATGAATGCCGATGTAGTGACTCTTGTGGGCATCGATCAGACCAGCCCGAAGGAATGGGCCGATTTCGTGCTGTGCATCCAAACCACTCAAGATTCGGATCAGGTAGTGACTGTAGGAGCGATGGCCGCGAATGTGGTCACTGCGGCTTCGCTTGCAGCTGATGTAACAACCGAATTGCGCGCCTTAGTGACCGGAACTTCCGATGCCGGCGGCTCAACATCGACGATGCTCGACGCGGCCCGGACCGAAGCGGATGATGTTTGGAACGGGGCTTGGATTCTATTTACTTCGGGCGCGGTGGCAAACCAGGTCCGGTTGATTACGGATTTCGTCGCCGCGACGGACACGCTTTCATTCACTCCAGATGCGACCGCATCTATTGGAGCAGGAATAACCTATGAAATTCTCCCTGCTGCTGGAGCATTCGATCTAGGAGATCCGGCCGCTACGAGGATTCTCGGCAGAGATGTATCTGATCTGATTCAAGGCGACGAACTAAGTTTAACTAGCCTGATTGTCTCAATGGGCTATGAATCGGTCTCGGTTAATGATGGCAGTCCGACGGCCAGTGATTTCGATACTTTCTTGGTGGAAGCGACCAATAATCATTACAACGGACATCTGCTGAGATTCATTCAAGGGCCTTTGGCTGGTCAGGCCCGGATTATTTCTACATATACGGGAGGGAGCAAGAACTGCGCGTTCAATCAACCATTTACGGAAGCTCCTGGAGACGGCGACGGATTTGTGATCCTTCCTCCTGCGGGTCCTTTGTTTGAAATGCTCCTACAACAAGCGACTGGTGAGGTCGATGCAAATACAGTTCTGATCGAAGGCGGAGATGCCACGGCCGCGATCAACACCGAAGTCTTGGACGTGCTGAACGTCGATACCTTCGCCGAGCCGGGCCAGGAAGCCCCGCCCGCGACGACGACGCTGGTCAAAAAGATCGGCTATCTCTACAAGTTCCTGAGGAACAAGATCACTCAAACCTCGACCACGCTTTCGGTATTCGCTGACGATGCGGCTACCGTGGATCAGAAGGCGACGGTCTCGGACGATGCCACGACTTACACGCGTGGGGAGATCGGGACTGGCCCATAATGCCGGACCTAGACACGACCAGCAAGCGCCGGTCCTCGGTCCAGATCATTGAATCCTACAATCTAGCTCCTCCCGCCCCCGACGGAACGATCTCGCAGCTCGATCGGCAGCATATCGCCTGGACCTACTCCGGGATTTCATCGGAAGTAGCCGCGGGGGGCCAGCCGTTCATGAAGCGGACTCAAGGCATCCCGACCGGGCCAGGGAGCCGGGATCGCCCAGGGAGATGGAACTGATGGAAACCACCAAGGAACTCAAAATCGGCCAAGTTTACTTGATCCACCACAAGCGGAAAGGGACCTTCATTGCCCAGCTTGTTGGGATCGAAGATGCTCCTCCTGGCGATGAAGCAGATGATATTTTCCTCAAAGTCAAGTATGATGTGCGAAAGGGAACTTCTCAGGCAAATCTGGCGATCAGCCCCAAGGATCGAGTGCGGGTAAGTGGTCTACGACCCTCCCTCGTGACCAGTATGGAACCAACCGAGGAACAAAACTGGTTGAGGGAGGTTCATATACCAGAAGAAATCCATCCCAAGCCTAACAAGAATCTGAAAGATAAACTACGAGATTTGTTCGGAAAGGAAGATGAGTAAATGGCAGACTGGCCTGTAAAAAAGAACGCGGCATTCACCGTCACATTCCCGATCTATGACAATGACGGGGATTTAGTGAGTTCTGCCGCGGCGCTGGATTCGGAAGTGGACAAGGATGCCGGTGGTTTTATCGATGCCACGAACGAGGCGACAGAAGTAGGGGCAAGCGGAATCTACAAGCTGCTCCTGACTTCCACAGAAGCGAACGCCGACATCGTGACCACGATCACCAAGACCACGACCACCGATGCCAAAACTGCGGTCAATGTGATGTACACCGCAACCCGGCAGCTGCTGGATCTGGCCTTCCCGACCACTACGGGTCGATCAATCGATGTGACGGCGGCCGGCGAAGTAGGGCTTGATCTCGACAATACGTCGGGAGCTTTGGGTACGTCGAACTATGATGCCTTCTTCTTAACTGCTGGCCTGTTAGCTACGGACGCGGTCACAGCAGCCAAGATCGCCGCGGATGCGATCGGTGCCTCAGAGATCGCGAACGGTGCCATTGATGCTGCGACGTTTGCGGCGGGGGCGATCGATGCGGCGGCTATCGCGAACTCGGCTATCGATGCGGCCACCTTTGCGGCTGGAGCAATTGACGCATCGGCTATCGCCTCTTTTGCTATCACGGCAGCGAAGATCGGAACGGACGCGATTACCTCAGATAAGATCGCGGCCAATGCCATCGGGGCCTCCGAAATCGCAGATGGTGCAATTGACGCAGGGGCGATAGGAGCCGATGCCATCACCTCAGCCAAGATCGCGGACTTTGCGATCCTAGCGATCAACCTGGGGACGGATGCGATCACGGCAGATAAGGTGGCGGCTGACACGATCGCCGCGTCAGAACTGGCAACCTCTGCCGTTCAGGAAATCAGAGACTCGATCCTGAGCGACAGCACGCCGTTCTTGGGTGCGAGTATCGCCGCGATACTCGCTGATACCGATGACATCGGTGTGGCCGGTGCTGGGCTTACTGCTGTCCCGTGGAATGCGGCTTGGGATGCGGAGGTCGAGAGCGAAGTCAATGATGCACTGGATAGCGCGATCGCCGAACTCTCCCAAGCGATCCCCACAGCGACTCCGACAGTACGGACGGCCTTGATGCTGCTCTATATGGCGCTCAGGAACCGGCTGGACATCGACACCGCTGGGGCTTCCGACTTCAAGGAGATCTATAACGATGCCGGAACGGTGATCGCCAAGAAGACGCTCACCGATGATGGTTCGGTCTACTCCGAAGCTGAAATGGTCGCTGGTCCGTAAATGGCTCTGGATACCGCCGAGAAACGGGCTTCAGCTGTTTCCCTGGCGTATGCCGCGCCTCCTACCGTCACTCCTAATGCAAGTCATGATAGTGAGTGGCGGCAGGAGGCCGGCTGGGGATATTCCGGGATCAGCATCACGGCCATAGGTGGACAGCCGACCATGATCCGGATGCAGGGCATACCCACCATGCCCGGCTATCGGGATCGCCCAGGCAAGTGGAATTGATGTGGCACTTGATACCGCTGAAAAACGGGCTTCCGCGGTCTCTCTCAATCCAGGAGCACCTTCTTCGGTCACGCCTAACGCGGTCCATGATCGAGAATGGCGACAGGAAAGTGGCTGGGGCTATAGCGGCGTCACGATCGGAGCCGGGTTCGCGATTGGAGATGTCTCTGTTGCGGACCTGGCGTATTACGATGTCGTTCTTTCAGACCAGCTCCTCTACCATGACGTGACTCTCATGGATGACGTTCGTTTCGATGTGGTCGTTTCGGATACCCTTCGATGAGCAATGTCTACGATGTAGGAGACGGCATCCGCCTGACGGCCAATTTCACCGTCAATGATGTGGCGACCAATCCATCCAGCGTCGTGCTGAAAGTCACAGATCCCAGTGGCAATGCAGGGACATCCACACCATCCAATAGTGGGACGGGTGCCTATTTGAAGGACATCGTTGTGGATGAGGAAGGTATCTGGTATCACCGCTGGGTTGGGACTGGAGCTGTCGTGGCAGCCGCGGAGGGGCATCTGTTTGTGCGGCGGAAGATCACGGCATGAGCGAGAAGGATTTCTGGATCCTCATCCGCCGGGCGCTCCTGATGGTCGTCCACGCCATTGAGAAACGATATACAATAACCGAAGCCAAATAGCCGCACCCGTAGGGGTCCCGCCTAATCGAGCCGCCGCATCTGCGCCCGCTCCCGAATGGAGTGGGCGTTTCATTTGTGGCAGAACTCAATGATCGGATGGATTGGGAGGGAGATCTTGCGAGAGAGCTGGGGAAGATTGAGAGAGCTCATCTAGGGCGACTGCTTGAAGAGCTGGGCGATCCACCGGACATTAACAACGTGCCTGCTTCCTTCTGGACAGAAACGGGAGAGGAGTTACAAGCGGCCCTCAGCCGCAATTTTCAGGGCATCTACACCGCAGCAGCCCAACAGATACTCGATGCTCAACCTATTGGAGTGGATTGGGGGATTGTCAATCAGAATGCGATCAATTGGGCGAGACGATACAGCTTCGATCTCGTCCAAGGAATCACCGAGACGACTAGGAGGGCTGTATCCGACGCCGTAGCTGCCTTCTTCGAACAGCAGCAGACGATCGGGGATTTGCGGGCGGCGCTCTCCGAACTCTACGGGCCGGTGAGAGCAGATCTGATCGCCTCAACCGAAGTGACTCGGGCGGCCGTGCAAGGTGAACTCAGTGTTGTTAATGAGCTGGCATCGCAGGGTGTGCAGATGGAAGCGATCTGGCGGACTTCTGAAGATGAATTGGTGTGTCCCTTATGCGGCCCGCTGGCCGACAAGGTAGAAGGAGATGGATGGAATGAACCCCCTCCCCTTCATCCAAGATGCAGGTGCTGGTTATCACATGAATTCGTAGGAGTAACCGTTGGCTGAAGTCGGAATTCGGATTGAGGGCTTGCCTGAGCTGCGGAAAATCATGCAGAAAATCGGATCCTTGCAGCCGGTGAAGGTAGGGCTTCGAAGTGGAGCGATCCATGTGAAAGGCAAGATTGCGAAGTACCCGCCTGTCTCACGGCGCCCCCAGCCCTTCGTGTCCGATCTGCAGCGGAGAGGGTTCTTCGCCAAGCTCAAGTCAGGTCAGATCCAGGTGCCCTATCGGCGGGGCATTTCCCCGAATTCCGAACGGCTTGGAGGAAGCTGGACCGTTGAAGAACGGAGCGGAGGATTGCAGCAAGTGGTGGGAAGTGATACCTCTTATGGTCCTCTGGTGCAGGATCGATCCAAACAGACCCGCTATCATCGGGATACAGGCTGGAAGACGACCGAGGATGTGAGCGAGCGAGAATCCAAAGAAGTGAGCCGCATCGTGAAAGAAGTCGTGGACGCGGCGCTGGAAGGGAAGTAGTGCCTGAGCCTGGAGAGAATGAGTCACAAGATGAATTCATGGCTCGATGCGTTCCCATGATGGTGGACGAGGGGAATGAGCAGGATCAGGCCGTAGCGATCTGCATGAGCAAGTGGAGGGAGGGTAAGAGTTTGAGAAAACCGGGACCTGTCACGATCAAATCGAGCACCGATACCGAAGCCATCATCGCCGGCTATGGCGTGGTCTTCGGAGGCAAGGATCTCGAAGGGGATACCTTCACCGTGGAGACCGAGTTGGAACTGACCTATGTTCCAGTCAAGGCTATGTTCTATGACCATACGCTGAATGAGAAAGTGACCGGGGCGGTTGGATCGGTGAAGATCGAAGAAGCCGATGAAGTGGGAGTCTGGATCGAAGCGCAGCTGGACCGTTCCAAAGCCTATGTCGATGCCGTATTGCAGTTGATTGGCGAGGGCGTGATCGGGCTCTCGAGCGGCACAGCCTCGCATCTTGCACGACGCAACGGTGGAAAAATCCTGCGCTGGCCGGTGGTGGAATACTCGCTCACCCCGACACCGGCTGAACCACGCACCATCGGGGTGACGCAACTCAAATCGCTGTTTGACGCGGCTGGGCTAACTTTGCCAGAGACGTTCAATGAGGCCGAAGAGGCGAACGTAGGCAAGAAGACCGGCGGCGAGACAGAACCCAAAACGAAAGAGGTAAAGACAATGCCTGATGAGAAGTTGAAGGTAGAGACCCCTGGGGTCGATGCCGATGCCATCGCTGCCAAAGTGGTCGCCATTCTCGGCGCCCAACAGGAAGCGAAGGCCGCCGAGGAAGCCAAGTTCCAGACCCGCTTGGCTGAGGAAAAGAAGAAGTGGGAAGCCGATACCCCGGCCTGGAGGGGTGGCTTCAACACGATGCGGGTTGCTGAAACCGGGAGCGATGTGGGTGGCCTGAAGGCGTACTTCCACATGCTTCGCACCCGCGACAACAAGCCGTATCAGAAGGTCTACGCAGAAGCGGCGAAGCTCCAGCTGGCGATGAATGATGACATCCCGGAAGTCAAGGCTGCGCTGCAAGGTCAAACCGACGGGGAAGGCGGTTTCCTGGTCCCGGATGATTTCTTCAATCAGGTCGTCGCCAAGCGGGACGACATGAGCGTCATCCGGCGGGCGGGCGCGACGGTGATCCAGACCTCACTCGATCGGGTATTGATCCCGACCGAGGGCACCTCGATGGCTAAGTTTGCCATCACGGCTGAAGAGGCGGCAGTGAACGAGGACGAGCCGACCTTCGGGCAAGTCGTGGCAACGGTTCACAAGGCGACCAAGCTGGTGAAGATCTCCGAGGAACTGTTGGGCGACGAGAAGGCCAATCTGGGGCCGTTCTTGACCAATGCTTTCAGCCGGGCCGAAGCCGAGTGGGAAAACTACTACTTCATCTCGGTTGGCACGGGTACCTCTCAGCCGAAGGCAGCTCTGATCGAATCGGGGCTGGGGGTAACCGCGGCGGGCACTAATGCCATCACCGCCGCGAACGTGAGCTCGCTGATCTACTCGCTGGGGGCGCCGTATGCCTCCAGCCCATCCGTGGCGCTGGTTTCCAAGCGGGCGACTCAGGGCTCGATCTTCGCCCTGACTGGCAATCCGTTCCTGTTCCAGGGAACGCCGGCCGGAAGCGCGGTCGGGGGAAGCGATCAGTTCACCCGTCGAATCGACGGCGTGCCGTTCTACTCGGATGAAACCATGCCCGCCATGACCACGGGCTTGAAGCCGCTCCTCATCGGCGACTTCAGCTATTACTTCGTGGTGGAGCGCATGGGCCTGATCATCCAACGGCTGGATGAGCTCTATGCTGGCAACGGGCAGATCGGGCTCTTGGCGAAGTTCCGCCGAGGTGGAATGCCCGGCCAGGCCGAAGCCTTCAAGCACCTGATCCTGAGTTAGGAGGCTGACATGGCCCATCTAATCACGTCAGATGCAAAGTTCAAGGTGGCCGGAGTTGCCAACCTCTCGACCTCGGGGGGCTGGACTCCGGTTGAGGTAGACGCGTCTGGTTTTGATCGAGTGTGCTTCGTCGTCCAAAGAGGCACTCAGACGGGGGGAACCAAGAACACCCTCCGGACCAGTCTTTACCACTCCGCTACGACTGGAGGGACGTATGCGCTGGCCTCCGGCACTCTCGGGACGATGGCGAATACCACCTCGAACAAAGCCTATCAGTTGGAGTTTGCCGTCACTGCCGCCAAGCCGTTCTTGAAGCTGTATGGGACGGGAGGCGGGAGCGGGACCGCAACGATGGCCTGTGCGGCTGTGGCTGTCCTGTATCGGGGGTCGCGAGCACTTCCTCCGACGCAGGATGTTACAGTGGCGCTCGCTTAATCTAAACGGGGAGACGGTCGAGCAGGCCTTCGGCCGTCTCCCCCAGGAGCATCCTATGCCAAAAGTCAAGGCCAAGGTCGGAATCCAGGGCAATGGCTGGGCCATCGACGCCGGAGAAATTCAGGAATGGGGCGAGGACCGAGCGGCTCTGTTCTTGAGATCCGGCGATGTAGAGCTTGTCGATGGACCGAAAGTCGAGGTATCTGCCGAGAAAGTGGCTGCTAAGAAAACAGCTGCTCGGAAGAAATGACCTATACCTCGGCCGTGCTGATCAAGGCGTATCTCGGTCCTCTGGGAACGGGCGATGATGCTTTGCTCGATGAGCTCGGCGATCGGGCCCAGAAGATCGTAGAAACCTACACTCAGCGGGTCTTTGAAGGTACGGGAACCTCCTCTCGGAAGTTCGATGCGGTGGCCGATGTGGATGATCGGACTCTGTTCTTTGATGAGGATGTGGTCTCCATCACTTCGATCACCAATCGGGCGGACGCGGATTCTGGGACAGAAGCCATCACCTCGGCGCATTATGTGACGATTCCGAGAAACAAAACACCGTACTTCGGAGTCAAACTCCTGGCCTCCGCGAACAAGGAATGGGATTACCAGGACGATCCCGAGATGGGGATCACGGTGGTGGCGAACTTTCGCTATTCCGTCACACCCCCAGAGGATGTGGTGCAGGCTACGACCCGGTTAGCGGCTTTCCTCTATCGGCAGAAGGATTCAAATGCCGATCTGGACCGGCCGCTCCTGACCGGAGACGGGGTAACGATCATGCCCTCCAGCTTGCCGCATGACGTGCGGCAGATCCTTGATCCGTACCGCAAGAGGTTTGTGAAGGCAGCATGACCCTCACCAGCTACAACACCTTCATCAACAACCTGGCGGATCTCGCGGTTACTGGGGTTCAACGAAAGCTGGATGGACCGCCGACGAGAGGGGATACCGCGGATCTTCCGCTCTCCTTTCCTCGGGCGGTGGAGGGATCGGAAGGACCTCTCACTGTAGAGACTTCTGGGGGCTGGCCGACCTTCCGAGGGCAGCTGGTGATCTTGGTAGAACCGATCGGCCAAGGGACGGTGCCCTTGAACCATGCGGCGGTGGTGGATCTGATCGACGCTCTCTCTACGGCACTCCGAGCGATCACACCCATCCATGCCAAAGCTCTGGGCAGAGGCCCGATTTCTTGGACTGTAGCGTTATCCTCAAATGAGGTCGTCGGCGAACAGCAGTATTGGGCGCTGGTGACAACGGTGGAGGGACATGGCTAATCAACGGTTTCGCGTATTGGCTGGATACCTCGCTATGGGCGATACGAACATCTATCGCGACAGCGAAGTGGAACTAGATCCGAATAAGGAAGGGACCAAGATCCTGCTTGAGATGGGCGCCATCGAAAAGGTGAGCGCGACTGCGAGCTCGAGTTCGAGCGCGGTTCCTTCCATTCCCAAACCCAAGGAGTAGCAGATGGCCCAAACAACTGGCGGGGTTAGTTTCGTCAATGCGAAAGTGGAATACTCCACCTCCGGATCGTCCTTCACGGACATCTCCGGGTTTGCCAATATGGTGGAGGTCTCGGGCGGCGATCGTCTTGCTGGTGAGGTCTACACCGCGGATGGCGACATCGGGATCGTGACCTTCGGGAAACGGACTCCGATCGACCTCGGGTATACCTGCGTCTGGACTGAGGGAACTTCCGATCCGTTCGAGCGTTTCCGTGGTTATCACCAGACGGCTGATGGCTCCCAGGTCATTCTCCGGTTTTCACCTCAGGGTGGGGCCGGGACTGGCAAGATCAGCTTCACGGGGACCGGGAAGATCACGACCGCCCCGTGGATCGGTGGGGATGCGGGAAGCCCAGATCCTCTGACGTTCTCGATCGTGGTCCGGACGGCCAATATCTTGAAGGGCGTCACTGCATGAGGCTAGAACATAAGAAACTCGGCGTGTCGGCCGAGCTTCAAGACGAGCTGCTCCAGCGGCATGTCGAGGCGTACTTTGTCGCCTTGCGTGACTTGGGGGGAGAGAAGAACTTGGATCTCTCCACCCCTCAGCGTCTCGGGAATTATGTGCGGGCCGGTTGCAAGGCAGGGATCTTGAATACCATCCATGCTGAAGATGTGGATGGGATGAAACCTGCGGCTGTGGCCTGGCTTGCCCAGAAGCTCGATTCGCATATCGCGCAGGCGCTGACAATCCCCCCGGAATGATCCGGGCGGCGGTGCGGTACGCCAATGGGGAAGGTGTGCCGCCGCCCGAACTCTCCCGCTTCCTCCGCTGGCGCACCTGGGGAATCCTTCCGCGGGCGGGCGGAACGGATGACCAGCGTGCCGGCGAACTCGACCGGATGCTGGCTTGCGCCAATTCGTATGACATCTGGCGGATGCACACCCACGATAGAAAACTCGACAAGATGAATACCGATCAGCTCAAGATGCTGGAGGCCCTGACGGAGCTCATGCAAGATGGCTGAGAGCAAGCTGTCCATCGTTCTGGAGGCAAAGGATAAGGCTACCCCGACCCTGAATAAGTTCAATCAGGGTCTTGGTGAGACTGCCAAGAAAACCGATCAGGTGATGGCAGGATTCAAGGATTTCACCAAAGTTCTGGGAGCCGGGGCTGCGGCCATCTTCACGGTCAGCAAGGGTCTGGATGCGACCATTGGATCCTACGTCCAATATGGTCAGCAGGTCCGAGAGCTCTCAACCAATCTTGGGATCTCCACTGAAGAAACCAGCCGATTAATTCAGGTATCGGATGATTTCAAGATCTCGATAGAGGAAGTCCGAACCTCCCTGCAGCTGGCGGCCAAGAATGGTTTTGAACCCTCGGTTGAAAATCTGGCGAAGTTGGCGGATCGACTTAAAGCTATGGAAAGTCCTACCGAGAGGGCGGCCGAACTCTCGAAGATCTTTGGGCGCAATTGGGCGGTTCTTAATCCACTGCTAGCTGAGGGTGGCGATGCTCTTCGAGCGAATGCGGCATCCATTGAAGATAATCTGATTCTCAGTGCGGAATCCGTAGCAAAGACCCGAGAATGGGAACTCGCGTTGGATGAGTGGCAGGACCGGGTAGAGGCCGCCAAGATCGGGGTGGGCTCATTCCTAGTTGAAGGACTCTTACCGTGGTTTCACATTGCCGAAGCCATGCCTGCGCTCATAGAAGATATGGGAGAAAAGCTGGAAGATAGTATTCCT